ATGGTGCCCACAAAGCCCTTAACTACCTCTTACAAGGATCTGCCGGAGTACTAGCTAAACGCTGGCTCCTGATCAACCACAACAACACTCGTGAGCTTTGCTGCTCACAATTAGCATTTGTTCATGACGAAATCCAATTCGAGTGTGACCCACAACACGTGGATGCACTACGAACATCCCTGGTACGCTCAGCTGAGGAAGCTGGACGCTACTACAATCTTAGAATCCCAATCGCAGCTGAAGCCCAGCAAGGCGATAACTGGAGTGAAGTACACTAATGGCAACCAAATCTAAAACATCTCTTGGACGTGTTGAGTTTCAATCACGTGCCAAGTACAAACACACCCGCCAAGGCAACGGCAAACGCAGTCTTCCTTCGCACGGGCGCAAGCTCCGGCGGGGGCAAGGTAAGTGAGTGCACTAATTGATTGCGACTACATCGTTTATAAGTCCTGCACTGCCTGCGAATACGACGTGGACTGGGGAGACGAAGTTATACTTGTCCAATCTAGATTCACCGACGCCTACAAAATGGTCGAACGAGAGTTATTCAAGATTTCAAATGATCTTGGATGTTTCGACGATTCTATTTTGTTTTTTACTGATAGTATCAATTTTCGTAAGCGCATTGACCCAGCGTATAAAGGACATCGAAACCGCAAGAAACCGTGCGGGTATCGACGGGTCATCAACAAGCTCAAGGAAGAGTACAACGTTGTTGTGATGCCTGAGCTAGAAGCTGATGATGCTATGGGCATCTACGCTACTAAAGAACAGGGACACATTATCTGCAGTCCCGACAAAGACATGCGACAGATACCTGGAGACCTGTATGATTTTTCTGATGGAGTTGTCACCATCACCAAAGAAGAAGGTGAGCGTTGGCACTACGTTCAGACGCTGGCTGGTGACCAAACTGATGGATATAGCGGAGTTCCTGGATTCGGGGTCAAACGTGCAGAAGCCTTCTTCGAAGAGAACGGCTACACGTGGGAATCAATCGTTAAAGCATTTGAGTCGAAAGGACTTGACGAATCTACTGCTCTCCGAAATGCACAACTTGCAAAGATTCTCCAATGTACCGATTATGACTTCGCTACCGAGTCCGTCAAACTATGGACCCCCACCGCCGATTGTTGAACTCACTATTGAACAACAATTTAAGATGCGTCAAATTGAGGACGCTCTCAAGAATGAGGAGAGTGCTAAGGAGGACATCATTACTATCTTCCTTGCTCTCCAAAAGCAAAATTTTGTCCTCTCCAACTCACTCACTAACCTCTTAAAAAATTGGCCCAAACCAACTCAACTGGACCCAACTACTATCGACGAGGTACTATCCAAGTTTGGGATTTCATCCGAGACCAAGGACTGAGTTTCCACCTAGGTAATGCCATCAAATACATCTGCCGTGCTGGTTACAAAGATGATCGCATTGCAGATCTACGTAAAGCAATCCACTACTTACAGAACGAACTAGAAAATGAAATCCTTAATGAGTCAAGCACAAGAGTTTCGCCTTGGCTACCAAGTGAAGAACGATACTGGAGCAGCTTCACGGGCGATGCAGAAGCGTTTGATCGTTGAGGAGTTCAAAGAGTTCCTAGAGGCTGAACAACAACTGTTGTACGGCTATACACGCAACGCTGAGGATTGTTTGAAAGAGCTTGCAGACCTTGTTTATGTCTGCTATCAATACGCTGCTAATCTGGACTGGGATCTGGATGAAGCAATGGACCGTGTACACCGAAGCAACATGAGTAAGCTAGGTGAAGACGGTAAACCCATCCGCCGTGAAGACGGCAAAGTCCTCAAGGGACCAAACTACAAACCCCCTACCCTCACTGATCTCGTTTAATAATGTCCGCCACTACCAAAGAACTTGTTGCCCGTACTGGGCGCGTACAGTCATGGATTGACGACCCCACCTCCCGCCTTCCCGTTTCCTGCACTGTCTTTGTGGTGGAGGATTCTATGGAAGGACCAAATGGAATCGAAGCAAGCTGGAGATTCGTCTCTCATGCACTCCGATATGGAGCGGGAGTTGCAGTCCATCTATCAAAGCTCCGAGCCAAAGGAGCAGAAAATGAAAAAGGTCTTGTTGCTTCTGGACCTGTATCGTTCGCACGAATCTACTCAACCCTGAATGAAACACTCCGTAGAGGTGGTGTATATAAGAATGGCGCTGTTGTGTGCCACCTTGACCTTAATCACCCTGACGTTCTGGAGTTTATCCAAGCTAACCGAGCAGAGCTACCCTGGGTCAAACGGTGCGTCAACATCAATGACTATTGGTGGGAAGAAGCAACACCTAACGTAAAGCAAGCACTGCTTCAAGGTATCCGCCAGGGTGACATCTGGCTCAACAAAACTAAAATTGATGCATATGGAAAACGAATCCGTGGTAACGTCTGCCTTGAGGTTTACTTGCCGTCACGAGGAACTTGCTTGTTGCAGCATGTCAATCTCGCTGCCTGTAACGTCGAAGACATCGCACCGGCTTTCGTTGAAGGTATGTCCGAGTTGTGCAGTCTCCATAGCAGGACAGGCGTTGGAGAGTCTGGAGAGTACCTGTCACCCGAAGTCGATCGACAAGTCGGACTGGGGATGCTCGGACTTGCCAACCTCCTTCGAAGGTACGGAGTAACGTACCAACAATTTGGTGATGCTTTGGAAGTGATCAACAGTGGTGATCAAGTCAAAGAGTTCACCCCTGCTATCACCCTTGCTCTTGAGTTCCAAAGTGGCGTCGCCCAAGCTGCGTCGATTGCACGAGTTAACAACATGGATCGTGCCTTCGCTATTGCTCCTACTGCTTCTTGCAGTTACCGATACAAAGACCCGGATGGCTACACTGCCACCGCTGAGATTGCTCCTCCCATTGCCCGTCAAGTAGACCGTGATAGCGGTACCTTTGGCGTCCAGAGCTACGACTACGGTCCTGTTGAGATCGCATCGGAAGTTGGCTGGGATGCATATAAAAAAGTTGCAGACGGTATCATGCGTATGCTTGATAAGACCGGACTTCTGCACGGCTACAGCTTCAATAGTTGGTCTGATGTGATCACCTATGACGAAGCGTTTATTGAAGACTGGCTGGCATCTGACCAGACAAGTCTCTACTATTCGCTTCAGGTAATGGGAGACACTCAAGACAAGACTAGCGCCTATGCTGCCTTGGATGAGGAAGATGTCGAAGATTACCTGGAGTCGCTTCTTAATGACCCTGCTCCTGATTGTAATTGCGGCGAATGAACCCTTATCAAAAACTCCTTGAACGTAAAAGAACTTGGACACCAGTCCAGACTACAGCTGGTAAGCTTGTAGAAGGTGCGGAAGAGACTATCTACCGTGCCTTGGCTATCCGCCACATGGAACTGCCCGTAGGTGACTTTATTACAGATGCACTTGGCAACGATGTACCAAAGCTGGCACGGGAAGTCCTACAATCCAATGTCCAGGACGAAATTAAACACGACCTTGCACTGGGTTATATTACCAATGCCATCGGTGTTGATGACAAAGCTGAAGAAGAAGCCATGCGCCTACGCGACGCTTGGGTTGCTCACCCGGATCACACGATCCTCAAGGCACTGGTTGCCGAACGTGCGATTTTCTTTGTGCTACTACCCTTTTTCCGTTTTAACGGAGATGCGGGGTTGAGGACTGTCTCTGCTGACATCTCCCGTGATGAACAAGTTCACGTGGCTGTCAACTCTTTGGTCGCACGTGAGCTTAACCTTGAAGTTTCTCCTTATGCAGCCGCTCAAGGCTAACAATCCCAATAAATATTTGAACAAAAAATTTTGGCTCGATTCTAGCGACCGCTTAATGTATGAGGGTAAAGCACCTGAACTAGCTGAAACTAAGAGAGCCAGAATGCCTGCTTTCTTTGAACATGCAAACCCCAACCTCCCTCAATACGCTTGATCTTCTAGATGTTAGGGGTATGACAGCTAATGCCATGCTCGCTAAACTAGAAGAAAACTTCCCACCAACAAACCCTACACCTGAAGATACAATGGAAAAAATTATGTACCGATCTGGTCAGCGTAGTGTCGTTGAGTGGGTCATCCAATATATGGAGGAAAGTTAATGGCAACAACGAACACCCTATTCAATAATTTATCTGGGTTATCTGCCGGACTTTTGGACACTAAGTTTACTTCAGAACAGCTAGCAATTGCTAGATCTATTGCTGCATCTAGAGTAAGGTCTATGTTCCCAGCTGGTGGTGCACCTAGTATGATGAGTAGAGTCGGAGGAGAAACTTTAAAAATTGCTAAAGAACTGTTTGGAGAAAAAGAAGAAAAAAAAGCTGAACCTGCTCCTGAAGAACCAGCTGCCCCTACTACTGACCCAGCACAAGAACTGAAAATTGCTGAGCTGACTGAACAGGCTAAAGCTTATCGCACCCAAGCAGAACAGCAATTGTCAGCTGCTGATCTTCGAATCAAAGAGCTAGAGAATCAAGAACTTCAAGCTCAAAAAGCACGGGATCTGCAACAACGTTTTGCGATTACCGCTGCTGCTAATCAAACTCGTGGTGCTCAAACAGCTAACCTTCAGATTGCTCCTGCTTCCGCAACTCCTATGACTGCTGGCACTCAATCGTTTAAACGACGCCCCCGACAATTTATGCGTCCTATTGGTCAGACTGCTGGTAAACTGACCGTCCCTACTTCTAATGTTCTGAACATCTAATGTCTGCTAAACAACGCTATGACAGATTGTCTTCAGACCGTTCCCAGTTTCTAAACGTTGCTAGACAGGCAGCAGAACTGACTCTTCCATACCTTGTCCGAGAGGATGAGGCTTACACCAAAGGCGCTAAGAATCTCATTACTCCCTGGCAATCAGTAGGAGCTAAAGGTGTTGTGACGCTTGCAAGTAAGTTAATGCTTGCACTGCTTCCTCCACAAACTAGCTTCTTCAAGCTTCAGGTTAATGACATTAACATGCCTGAGGAGCTAGGACCAGAGATCAGATCAGAGCTTGACTTGTCGTTTGCTAAGATCGAACGTACCATCATGGAATCTATCGCCGCTTCTGGCGACCGTGTGATCGTTCACCAAGCACTAAAGCATCTTGTTGTTTCTGGTAATGCTCTTATCTTTATGGGTAAGGAAGGGCTCAAGCTCTATCCTCTTAACCGATATGCTGTAGATAGAGATGGTAACGGTAACGTTATAGAAATTGTAACGAAAGAAACAATCTCGAAAAAATTACTCAAAAAATTTTATCCCGAATACAAAAGTCCAAGCACTGAATCAGTATCTGAGAGCAGTAATTACCGAGATGATGAATGTGATATTTATACACATGTCACTCGGGATAACAACCGTTGGATCTGGCACCAGGAAGTAGACGGTGAGATCCTTCCTAGGTCCATGAGTAAAGCACCTCTTGACGCCAACCCTTGGCTTGTGCTACGCTTTAACCACGTGGACGGAGAGGTCTACGGTCGTGGTCGGGTCGAAGAGTTCATCGGAGATCTCAAGTCACTTGAAGCACTGTCACAAGCACTAGTCGAAGGTAGCGCAGCAGCTGCTAAGGTAGTGTTTACTGTCAGTCCTTCCAGCACCACCAAGCCCGCAACGCTTGCCAAGGCAGGCAACGGTGCTATCATCCAGGGTCGCCCTGATGACATCGGTGTGGTGCAGGTTGGCAAGACAGCTGACTTCCAAACCGCCTATCAAATGGTCGGCTCTTTGTCTCAACGACTCAGCGAAGCATTCCTTGTGCTTAACGTTCGTCAATCTGAACGGACAACTGCTGAAGAAGTCAGGATGACTCAACTCGAACTCGAACAGCAACTGGGTGGTCTCTTCTCCCTACTGACTGTTGAGTTCCTTGTTCCTTATCTCAACAGGAAACTGAACGTTGCTCAGAAGACTGGTGAGATTCCCCGTCTACCTAAGGGTGATATTGTTAAGCCTACTATTGTGGCTGGTATCAATGCACTTGGTCGGGGTCAAGATCGTGAAAGCCTTGGTCAATTCATCACTGTCATTGCACAGACGATGGGTCCAGAGGCTATCCAACAGTACATCAATCCTGATGAAGTTATCAAGCGTCTCGCTGCTGCTTCTGGTATTGATGTTCTGAATCTCGTTAAGAGTATGGATGAACGCCAAGCTGAACAACAACAAGCTATGGCACAACAGCAACAAATGCTGGCTATGCAACAAGAGCCACAGATGGCTGCTGTTGAACAGAAACGAGAACAAGCTGCTATGCAACAGATGCAGCAGCAACAACTACCACCTGAACTACCACCACCAGTTGAATGAGCGAACAATTTACAATGGTTGACGCCGCCCCTGAAACTAATGAGGCTGGCTTGAATACTGCTGAACAAGAATCCTTGGCAGTAGCTGAAAGTCTGGAGAGCGGTGATTCCCCACTACTAGCTGGAAAATTTAAAGATGCCAGTGCCCTTGAGCAAGCGTATCTTGCACTACAAAAGAAACTAGGAGAACCTAACGAAGATGTACGGGACGAAGAAGGGGTCGAAGAAACCCAAGCCTCCGAAGAAGTAGAAGAAACTACCGACGAAGAACCAGAGTCTGAAGCTGAAAGTCTTACTGAGGCTCAAGCACAAGAATTGTTCAAGATGGTCGGCGGTGAGAAAGCTTATCAGTCCATGATCAATTGGGCTGGTCAAAACCTTTCCCAAGAAGAGATTCAAATGTATGACTCGGTGATGGGTAAAGGTGATCCTAATGCAATCTTCTTCGCGGTCCAAGCTTTGAATAGTAAGTACTCTGATTCCGTCGGACGTGACGGACAAATGTTGTCTGGTAAATCAGCTAAGTCTGAAGACAACGGTTTCCAAAGCCAAGCTCAACTTGTTGAAGCAATGTCAGATCCTCGTTATGATAACGACCCGGCTTATCGCCGTATGGTCCTTAACAAACTGGCGAACTCTGACGTAGAATTTTAATGAATGACACAAACATCTGGGCCAAAGAGCCACCCCTCATCATGACTGATCATCCCTACGGTGTCCCACATAACGAACGTGCTGAGCAGCTTAACGGTCGCCTCGCTATGCTTGGCGTCATGGCTGCTCTTGGCGCTTACGCGCTAACTGGACAAATTATTCCTGGTATCTGGTAATGCCTCTTAAGAAGGGTAAATCAAAAGAAACTATTTCTAAGAACATTAGGCAGTTGACTATTGAAGGTTACCCTTCTAAACAAGCCGCTGCCATTGCCTACAGCAAAGCTGGTAAATCTAAAAAAAGTAATGGCTAAGCCTGGTCTCTATGCAAACATCCACGCCAAACGTTTGAGAATCAAACAAGGCAGTGGTGAAAAAATGAGAAAGCCTGGGGCTGCTGGCGCACCCACGGCTGCTAACTTTAAACGCGCCGCTAAAACTGCTAAAAAGTAATTAACTAATCCCATGAAAACTCTTGCTATCCTCCCCGCTGTCGCTCTGATGGCTGCTCCTGCTTTTGCTGGTCCTTATGCTAACGTTGAAGTCAACAGCGGTTTCGCTGGTGGCAGCTACAACGGTTCCACCATTGACACCCACGTGGGCGTTGAAGGCGGTTCCGGTAAATTTGGCTGGTATGTCCAAGCTGGTCCTACTGTCGTCGCTCCTGACGGCGCTGATACTGAAGTGGAGCTGGCTGGTAAAGCTGGTGGTTCCTACGCTGCTAGCGATAAGCTGTCGGTGTACGGTGAAGTCTCCTTCATCACCGCTGAACAAAATGGTTACGGCACCAAAGCCGGTCTGAAGTATAAGTTCTGATTATTATGATTGAATGTCCCCAATGCACCCCGGCGCAACAATACGTTCTAGAACAGCTGCAAGTTAAAGCGGATATCACAGACCCTGTTGCCCTGGCAGTCATCTTGGGGAACATTCAACAGGAATCAAACTTCCGTCCCAATGTCTGCGAGGGTGGTACTATCGTTCCTTACGATCGCTGCCTTCGTGGTGGGTACGGTTTAATTCAGTGGACATCGCCCAGACGTTATCATGGTCTGGGCAGATTCTGTAAAAGATACGGGTGCGACCCTAGTAGTCTGGTAGGTCAAACCCGTTACATGATAAACGAGCTTCGGTTTCGTGCCGAGCTTGCTGAATTCCAGACTCCTTACCAACAACTCCCCTATTACATGAACTCCGCCTACTATTGGTTGGGTTGGGGAATCAAAGGTAATAGGGTGAGTTATTCATACTCTTTCCTAGACAAACTTAAATGACTGCAACAATTGCTTTACAGCAGAAGAATGCCTGGGACCAGTTTTGTGACTGGGTTACTTCTACTAACAACCGTCTTTATGTAGGTTGGTTTGGGACACTGATGATTCCGTGTCTTCTTGCCGCCAC